CACATACTCAGATGCCTCCAGCTATCGCAGGGTCGGTTCTTTGCTTAACTTCTGAAATGGAGATAAAGGAAATGAAACAAGACAGTCAGCTATCCATATCTGACCCAGATTCTCTTCAAGCGTTCTTAGAGAAAGAGGAAGAAGCTCTCAAAGAAATGGTTGATACAATCAAGAAATCTGGTGCTTCTATTGTATTAGTCAAAGGAGCTATTGATGACCTAGCTAAGCACTTCCTATCAAGGGAGAGGATTTTAGCTGTTGAGAGGGTATCGCCTTCAGACCTTGAGCTAGTCAGAAAGACAACAGGTGCTAATCTAGTTAATTCATTGAAGGATCTTAAGGTTGAGGACTTAGGAGAAGGCTCAGCACGGGTTCTCCAGTATGGTGAGCATCATTGTGTTCATGTGTCTGCTGACGCTAAAGGCCCTGTTACTGCCGTTCTAAGAGGGGTTAGCTCTCATACTGCTGAGGAATTGGAGAGAGCTTTCGAGGATTGTATTGGTGTGGTATCTGTAGCTTACGAAGATGGAGAATATCTTGCGGGTGGCGGTGCATCATACGCACATCTATCTCGTTCATTGAAGAATCATGCTGATAGTGTGGGTGGTCGTGAACAGATGGCTATTGATTCGTTTGCATCAGCTCTTGAGGACATACCTAGAACATTATCTGAAAATGCAGGTGTTGATCCTGTTGATGCTATGATTGATTTGAGAAAGCAAGTAACAACATCATCTGCACCAGTCTTTGGAGTCAGCATGGATGGGAGTATTGCTGATATGCTTGAGCTACAGGTTCTTGAACCAAGCAGGGTTGTATCAAATGCAATCAAATCTGCAACCGAAGCTGCAATCAGTATTCTTCGCATTGACGATGTTCTAAGTATGGGCATCAATTCTCCCGGTATGCCGGGGGGCATGATGTAAGTGGGCATTCGTGCAAACAGAACAAGAAGATTGAGGGATAAACTGGTTGAGTATATCAAGCTCAATGGCCCTCAAACATCAAGGCAATTATTGGATTACTACAATTCTGCTTCACGGCAGGGTACTACAATGAATAGTATGACTAATGTATTGGCTAAAGACCCTAGATTTAGAGTGCATCACAAAGTAATGGTAACAGGCACATTAGGTTCAAAATATGAGATGTTAGTATGGGGGCTTGCCTTTGCAGAAGGAGAAGAAGAGTGATAAGATTTGCATGATTCATCACCTGCGAGTTAGAAACGAAAAATCGTGTAGATTATGTGGTCGAGTGTATTGACATGAGAAATAATAAAGCTTGTAGATGGTGTGGTTGTAAGGTGGACTCGCACCGACATGATCGCAGGTTTAGATGCCCTAATTGCCCATAGCTGAAAACCACGAAATATGGCGATAGACCCTATTTTCATAGTAATACTTCATATAGTGTTGCACCCCCTCACATACTATACCACTACGAGTGGCGGAGTATGATGATTATGAGTAAGGCACAGATAACAGAAAAATTAGACGCACAGTTAGGTAATCTAACAATAGAACAAGCTGCAACCATAGAGTATGTCGGCAAGATAGCAAAAGAGCTTGCATGGAGTAAGCACGGACAGTATCTTGACTCAAATGCTCGTTCAGACAATCGTAAGAAACCTATGTCTGTTGCAGAAACAATGGATGAGTTATCCATTACAATCGGTAATCAAGTCCTCACAGTCAAGCAAGACAAAGACAACGCACCTGCTGTATCCACACCCTTCGGCCTATCCGACAGGATTACACAGGCTTCGCTACCCAAAGATTGGATGATTCAGTCATTGTATCAATTCATCATTGACTGTAATGGTGGCGACACCACATTCGCTGAGCAGGTTCAAGCATTCATCAACGATTGCCTTGACTTCGCCACTATTCACAACGATGACGGTAGCATCCAAAAGATAGACGCAAAGAAGCTACCCTCACCTGCTATGGCCGTCTTGACTTCAGACATGGTTACATCTCACAAGAGGCAGACCATATCAAAAGCAAAGGGTTCAACCCTATTCAACATTGACCTTGTTATAGAGCAACAAGATGATTCAGTTATCCCACGCATACCTGTAAGGAACACAGGTTTCGTGGCTACCCCTAATTCACCCGTAGCACCAACCCCTGCAACATCCCAAGCAGGTCAGGTAGCCGACATAGATCAACTGGGCAACGGCCCTGTAGCTATGGTTGATGAGGGGGCAGACAACACGGTTGGTGTGTCTGCTTCCAACCTTCTCCAGTCTGTAATAGGTGATGAGCCTATGACTAAGGGCGACATTAGAAAGGCGGTCTGCGAATCAATTGCTGAGCCTCTATGGGTCGCTGAGCTTGAGTCCTTAGTGGATGCAGGTGTTGTAGTCAAGACCACCAATGGTGGGCCTCGTAGCACACGCTACACTATGGGGGTGAGTGCATGAGTTATGAGCGAATGTTCGGTTGTGATGTATCAGTCATAGACGAGGCCGTAGAGGAATGGCTCAGCAAGCCTCGCAGGGGCGGTACAAAGGACATGGCGTTCAGTATGCTCTCAGATGTTCAAGAGCTGGTGTCTATGGGTGCGAGCCGTGAAACTATCAGGAAGAAGCTGAATCGTGTGAAGTATGTCTTGGACTACGAAGATAGAATCGAGCGAGCTAAAGAGGTGGAAGCATGAGTGAGCAAGCGATCATCATAAAGGCAAATGGTGAGATTTCAGAAGTATTGCTTCCAGCTGAGGGTGATACAGGCAGACTTGAGAGTATGCAAAAGGCCGTTGGTGGTCTGATTGAGCGATTCCCCTCAAGCTTCGGTATGATTTATCTTAACGAAGAGGGATGGATACATCAGCTACCTATGAATGTAGCATTGATGGCTCTAATCAACGCCAATGTGCCTCTATTGGGTGATGCTCTAATCCTACCGGAGGATGAGCATACACCTATCCATCCGACTCTAAAGAGAAATCTCCAGCTTTTGATGAATGAACAGTCCGAATACACATTCTTTGAGGGGGATGGCGAGGAATGAGTCAGACAGTCATAGTGAAGTCCGATGAGGCCAAGAAACTGCATTGGAAGCTCGGTGTAGCAATAGATGAAGTCGAAGAGCTTGAAGCTAAGCTCCGGGATGCAATAACGGCAAAAAACGAAGCCTCAGCAATATACTGGGCTTTGGTTGATGAGGCCGTCAAAGCGGGCGGATCTGAGCATTTTGATATTGAGAAGGAGAGTGATGAAAGTGAGTAATGAGAGAAAGCATACATTTGGTAAAAAGATAGAACATACGAAAAGACCCAAGAGAAGCACATCTAATCGTGTATGGGATCAGGCACGGGTTGTATTAGGTCAGCCACCTCACAAGATGATAATCATGTGTCCGGCAGGTCAAGGCACTACTACTCGATGGCTAATTCAAATCAATGACAACACCGAGATTGACCTAATGGGTAATCAGGCACAGGTTGTAGCTCAGATGGAGGACATGATATGAGTATTAGTAAGCCCAAAGCAAAGAAGCATTGTTGTGAGCTTAACGATTACGAGATAGGAGATAGAATGCCTATCAAGATTAGACACATGAATCCTATGTATGGCTATCCAAAGAGCAGGTACAGTATAGATCTATGGAGAAAGACTTGGACTTGTGATGGCGGTGTAACTCATACCATTACCGTTTTGAATGATGTATTACAACGGAGGGCTGACGAGAATGAAGATTCCTAAGATATTCTATAATCAGGGGGAGATATACTGGAAGAAGGAGTTGAAAGAATGAGTTGGCCGAATAGTTTGCCCACGCCAATAAAAGCTGGATTCTATCGCTTCAATAGTGGTAATCCATCATACCAAAGTATGCAAGTAATGGTTGAAGATAGATACCCTTCTCACATCAGAACCATCTATGAGCCATCTGAACGGATGTTGGGTCATACATTGAATACATGGTTCTTGGATGTTGATTCTAAGGAGTTTGTCAATGAACGCCATGCACCACAGGAAGCTGTTGATTATGAAGATGAAGAATTGAAGCTCTATCTCGAATCTACATTCCCTGTTGGTAAAGCATGGATGCCGGGTTCAATATTAGCTGTATTGCCCGAAGTAGAAATACCAGTCATGTTCA